TGCCATCGTTTCTGAGTCTTCGGCAGTACCAACAACAGTATACGAATGCGCAACACTGCCGCCGCCGATATCCGTTGTGACATCAAGATCATCCCCAATGTTACCAAACCCAAATACTTCAATAGTAGCGGCGACAGTATCAGTGCCGTGCTGTACTAAAGACTTCAAAGTTACTGCGAACTGAAAGGACGAGTTCGACCCATGTACATTCAGTTTGTGTAATTGACTAGCTCTCATTTTATTCTCCTAAATTAAACTTTATTTTGATCCGCCATTCTTCCACTTTTCAGCGCCACGAACACCCATATATGTTAAAGCTGGCGAATATAAAAGCATCAACACAGACCATTGAAATTGCCACGGCATGAGTACTATTTCGGTGAATGGAATACCAAGCCCATCCACTGGTAACGCAGTCATAAGCGCATAGGCAAGACCTGCGTAAAACGACTTACGAGCTATGTTCGGGCGTGTACGCTTCGTGTACTGATCGTTCTGATGCAGCTCGGCTTGCACAGTCTTCTGCTGCGCCTCATACATGTCCCTTTCAACTTCCAATTCCATCGTTTTGAAAGAGGCTTCCTGCCCTGCCATCTGTGTACGAAATGCATGGTCAAGCTGTTTCGCCAAGTCCTTGTCAGTGACAAGTTCTTTGATGATGTCTCCACCCACTCCAAGAACTGTTTCAATAATCTTACCAATAAAAGGAATAGCCATGTCACCACTCCTTACAGTAAGACCAAGCTATGACGTCAACTTGAAAACATAACTTCTTAACACCATCAACATGTTCCACTCTCAGTTCAATACCGACACCGAGTATCTTCGCAGATACCAAAACTAATGGATTATTCAATGACAACATATCAAGCTCCTATGGTTCTCTCTCAGTTGACAAAGTTAGTACATGAGAAGAAGACCCTATGTCCGATCCCCCTCCGGTTGGGCGTATACGCATAAGCCAAGTACCATCGCGCATACCATTAACAGTCTGCGACAGTTGCCAAGTGCCCCCACCTGCTATCCAAGTATCTTCTGCATTACTGGGCCCGTAGTTAATACTGTCTCCGGACTGTTTATCAATTCTGAAATCATAATCCCCTATGGACCAGTTACCGCTCGGTCGGCCCCACGTAGCTACTTTAGTTCCAACCGTAGGGGCTACTGTTGTGCCTGCCCCAACCACGTCAATATCGCCATTACCTTGGATAAAGATACCGCATCGGCAATCTATCCCTACTCCAAAGGCCACTATGCTTATGCTATTGCTAATGCCCACAGACGGCGCAGGAGTACGATCGACTCTGCCCGCTGTCGCTGCCATCAAGAGAGGTGTCATTGGATAGGGCATTACGTACCGTCTCCATAAACAGTCCAAATGTTGTTGCCTACACACACTGCTATCAGCACGGAGTACTGTTCAACAGTAGTCGGCCCTGCATGGGCTGAATTGATTTGGGCAGACCCACCAATGGTTACGCTGCGAGTTGCATCTGACTGCTGAATGATAAGCACGTTGCCTATGAACCCTATGCCGTTGTTAATATTAAAATCAATTGCGGCGGCCGAGTGAGTTAACAACCAGTACGCGTTTACTTGGTCAGAAGTTGGTGTAGGGTTCTGAGTAGAGTCCGTTATCATCGGGATGCCCGCTTCCCTATACGGGATAGCCTTATGCTCAGTATTGGCATCGTCATATACAATGAATAAGTCATCAGCGAGGAGGCCAGTACCCGATAATGTATTCAGCTCAGTGAAGTCCAGATCAACTGTGCGGTTAGCAGATAGGTCACCCATTGCAGCGATACCCTCGCCACCGATTATTTGCCTCGCCTCTATGACATAGTTGCCAGTGGCATTTGCTGTAGTCAGGATCGTAGCGCCACCGAGAGTAGGTATACCCCCCATAGTAGGCACAAGTATCTCGTTACCCGTTCCACCATCGGTTCCTCTTATTGGCGAGTTACGTATCTCCCCGTCAGTCAATAAGGGATCTCGAAGGATCTCATTATTCATGTCCAGCTCACCCTGCATCTGCCCGCCATATACCTGCAGGAAAGAATCATTCGTACCAGCGGTGAATCTGCACTCAATACGAGAGCCTACGGGAAATACCCTTTCAATCGTATTCTCTTGAGCGCGTGTAATAGTCAACACATCACTACCCGTATCGTTATCTGTACATGTACAGACCTCAATGTTGCCACCGGTATCTTCCATTGTTAGCTGAAAGAAGTCACCACCAGTAGGTTCAGGGAATAGCGATGCCTCTCCAGATTGCAACGTTACGCTGCCGTGCCCAATTTCAACTTGTGCACTATTAGTACCAGAAGCGTTATTTGTAAATAGCTGAGTCATAAGTCGTTCACCTTAAATTCAATTTCGCTTTCAACTTTTTGCAAATCTGAAGTATCTGCCAAGAAGGTAATCTTGTATCGCTTTCTGTCTGTACCAAGGCTTAAATAATATTCATATATCGTCCCTGCAGAAATTATTTGAGTGGTGCCCACAGATAAAGTAGGTTCCCCTACATCATCATCAGCAGGGTTCCTTATTTCCACAACTGTAGATACAGAAGTTATTGTCTGCCCAGTAACAAGCCACTCAGAATAATCAACTTGGTACTTCTTGATTTCATCAGGTTGCTTATTAAATCTATCAAGTAATGCCATGATTACCTCGACCATGTAGGGAAGGCCCACGGTTGCGGCCCTTCTTTGTAATTTTGTGCGGCTATTGATCTAGCACGCGCCAGCTCTGATCTATACTTTTTGCCCCAGTACTCAGCTTGCCCAGCATTCGTGTACACCTTACCGGGCTCGTTATACAGCCGCTGTAGTATGCCAGCGAGTATTGACTCGTAATGCATGTCAATGATCCACTGGTCAATACGGTTGTCATCACGTAGGCGTGGAGTAAGAGCTGCTACAACAAGGAAGTCTTCAACGTCAAGCGTTGGTATGGGAAGCATATGTATAATGTCATATGGCTCCACGAAATAACGTGAAGGGGTCTTGGAGCTTCTCTGAGTAATTAGTATTCTGGGCGCATCAGTAATTGATGAGGGCACCATCGGTGTACCATTTTTGGTAACCGAGATTACTTGTATTACATTTGAATTAGCGCCAGTAGGATTGAGAGCAATCGTCCCATCGTCTGCGAGGATAGTAAACGGACCCAAGACCGTACGCCACGCTTTCGTGCGCTTAAAGAAATCCTTTATAACCAGTTTGAGCTGGTCATAAATGTATCCCTCAATCGCGCCCGGAACTTTGGGAAACACTTCCCTTACCCAAGTATCGAGAGACCCGCTACTGGCAACAGTAAATCCGTCTTCAAAGCCACTCTGCGGCATGGTCTGCTCCTAAGGTTGTCCTGTTAAGTTTCTCCGGTACGCAGAAAGTAAAGTCATAGCTCTGTTATCAACTGCGAACTCATCGTCACGTAACTCCGCATTCCCTGCGAGGTAGTAAACAAAGCTCTGGTAAAAAATTTCTGGCAGTGGAAAATCAGTCGCCGGCCCTTGTCCTAAATCAGCCGTAGTGAATTCCGGTAACACCTCTCCCAAAATAAAGGCATCTGGTCTGATGCCCTTAGTCTGAGCTATGGCGGAGTTTAAATCTGAAATCAATTCTACATCGGTGTAGCGGTCACCTGCGTCGTCATTCAAAATGACTCGTGCATCGGTAAGCACATCATCGATCGACTTTGGCATTACTCAACCTCAAGCGCCGCCAGTACCGCATCTGCAGTAGGCTCATCATCGCTTATATCCAAAGCTCCAGACTCAACCTTTGGCTCATCCTCAAATACAGGAGACTCAGGTGTAGGCTCAGGTGTAGGCTCAAGTGTAAGCTCAGGTGTAGGCTCAGGTGCCGCAGCAGCTTTTGGCTTGCCCACGGATGCTTCATACGCATCAGCTTCTTCATTAGTTACAGCTTGTACGTTTGGCCGTAACTCCAATTGCTTGTTATACGGCATCACTACACCAGTAGTCGTTGATCTCAAATATCTCGCTGTCATCATTTTCTCCAGTTGAAGGTAAGGGGAGAAGGGACGGCCGAAGCCATCCCCGCACCCCTTGCAAGCTCAGACTTAAGCCTTCGTACCGTAGAAAATGCCGATCGCAGTACCATCGACAACCTTGAAACCGAAGACCTGCAAACCGCGCAAGATGGTTCCAAACGTTGACTCAGCACGTAGCGTCTCGACTTTCGTCAGCTGCGAAGCAAAGGTCAGGCCATGAGAGTGACCGAAGAACATGCTATGAGCCGAGTCAGTAGAACTGAACGGCAGCAGGTTCGACGCATAAAGCGTGAAACGGTCAATCATTCCAAGCCGACCATTACGAAGCATTGAAACGCCGTCGCCGGTCAGCGATGCATCACGAAGCTCTGATCGCTTGATAAGAGAAGACATCCACGCCGGGATAACAAACCAACGGCCTGTCTCCGGAATGTTCTGCTCATCGAGAACCTGTCCTGCTTCAATAATCTTGTCAATCGCATTCGTAGAATCAACACTGAACGGTGAAGCTGCAACACCCATGTCGAGGTCACCCGACAGGACACCAGCAGTGGCACCTTGATTTTCAGCAGCTACATCGGCAGAGATACCAGCGAGAACATCCGTGTCAATTACGATCTTCATCTGCTCAGAGGCATCATCTGCCCACATGCTCAGGTGATCCAGATCAGACTGGACTTCCATCACGTCATCAAGAACCGTAGACCAGTACTTACCTTGGTCAATCAGAAGCTCAACAACTGAACTGGATGGAGTCTCTGTTACCAGAGAGTCATACGCGAGGTAGTTATTGATTGCGATCGACGGCTTGGTACGGATGGTTACCTTGTCACCAAAGCTCGTGATCTCGCCCTCATAGTCCGTATTCGCAATAGCTGCCAAAACAGTTGCGTCATAGAACTTCTCAATGATCTTTCCAGACCACAGTTCGGGAATGAATACGCCGGTATAGGCGGGTGACGGTATAGTCCCAAAGACTGTACCGCCGGCACTTTGTACTGGATATGTCATTTGAAATCTCTCCTAAAGATTTATACGTGTACTCGCCCTTCGTTGATAGCAGACATAATGTCTGCTTCAATTCTGGTCCGGTCATCGGGGCGTTTCTTGAAATGTCCTTTCTGACAATCAGAATAAAACTTACCGATTTCCTTATTGGTCCAGATACGTTTTTCTTTAGGAGCGCCAGCTTGTCCCGATGTGCTACTTGGTTTACCGGGAGCAATGTAATCACTCAACTCCAGTGTCGCGCTCGCTCCTGCTTCTACAGCAGGCGGCGGGGTTGGTGTTGGTGCTACAACTGCGTTTTCCTTCACGAAGCTATCGAAGAATGCTTTAACACGAAGGGCGTTTTTCGTCTCAAAGGCATCCAGCATTAGCCTCTTTCGGGTCTGACCCGAAAATGGGTCAGCTTGCTCCAGCCAATCATGAAACTCTGGAGCTAGGTTAATTTTACGCCAGTCTTTGACTTCTCGATCAAGCACGGCGAAAACTTCGTTCTGTTCTTGCTTAGCAACTCTTTGACCGGTAACACCGATCTGATCTTGCAAATAGCTAAGCTGCTTTTTAAGCCCATCGACTACTGGTTGAAATTCGTTTTGTGCAATCTCTTTCGCTTTACGACCAATAACGTCGATAAGGTCCTCCCCGTAATCACTAATCTCTTCATCAGTAATTGCGGACTCCGGTGGCTCAACCGGTTTCAATGGCTCAACTACCAAATCTTTCTCAAGTTTCGTGATGCGTCCTAATGCTTCACGTAGGTCTGAAGACAACCTTGGGACTTCTGCATCGTACTTGCCCTGTAAGACATTGTACTTTTGCTTCCAATCTGTACGCTCAGGCTTTGGTTCTACCTCAGACGGTACATCAGTAGCGCCTTCCTCTGGCTTATCCGGATGAAGTTCAGTTACGTCAGCTTTTGGTTTTGCCTCAGGTTTTGCCTCAGGGTCTACCTCTGCCATTAAAATATCAATATCGGCTTGAGCTTGATCGGGACCATCTCTTTCAAGAAGTTCCGCAGTAATTTTTTCCTCAATCTGTTTGCCAGTTTTAATCTGCTGCCGTATCTGTTTTGGGAGCCCAGAAGCCATTAGGGTATTCCTCTGTTAACTTACTCGTTTAATCCGTTGGGCAACAGCAGGTGCTTTAGCCATCTGTTGCTTGATAATTTGCATTGCTTGTGCACGACCACGAAGAACATCTGGTGTAACAGAGGTGTCATTGGACATGCCTGCAATAGCATTTTCTGTAAATCCGGTATTGAGTGCGTCAAGCCAATCACAAAAAATCATAAAACTTGGATTGTGCATTAGCTCGACAACAGCATCAGCCGTCTTTCGATCAATCTTCATCAAAATCCTCGGTACCTGCTTACGCCATCTTTAGCCAAGTTAAAAAGACGAGCCGTCATGCTGCTTTCCAAGCCAACTTCAGGCTTGTACTCGGCTCTTTTACCTGCCGTTTTGCCATAGCTATTGGTAATCCTTCGAGACTCATCAGGTCTATCCCCACCGAATGAAACGGCTGCATGTGCATTACGGGGAGTCACATCTGTTTCTTGATTAGCTATGACTGCCTTAATCTTGGATCGATTGCCACGTTTGTTGAATGACTCAAACATGTCAGCCTCCCGTACCGAACCCACCCTGCGCAGAATTACCCTTCTTCGGATACTCACGGCGACTGGTGTTGCCCGGTGCTTCTTTACCGACATTAACTTTGTAATTACTGCCAGCTTTTACGGCATACTCATTACGACCAGACTTCATAAAGTCACGCTTCGTAGTGTCTGCGTCATCCCACCCTGCTGGATGCATAACAGTGTCAAACTTTTTGCCGGACCCACTTTTGGGAAATGTTTCATACATGACAGCCCCCCTTAGTACTTCATTCCGCCGCCGGTATCGACGCCGTTAACACCGTAGCCACAACGATCGGACTTGGTGTTAGGGTTACCCATGATGGAAGCATTCTTAGTCGGGTATGAAGTCTTCGACTGAGTGTGCTCTCCATCAGTGTATGACAGTGGCTTACCGTACTTCTTAGCAAGCCCTTTATTTATAGCTTTCATTGCGCTACTCCTCTGGTTACATTTTCCTGCCCTTCCCTCACAGCCATTGCGGGGTCACGACCGGCTGATGGTGCTTGCGCAGCCTGTGGGCCGCCCGGTGTTCCACCTGCTGGTGGGGCACCCGGAGGAGGCCCTTGTGGTTTGCTGCCACGTTCTTCAGGAGATGGTACTATCTTTTTGCCATCCATACCAAGTTCTTCGGCAACATCTTCCAATATAGCCGCTCTACCTTCTGGGCCAATAATACCCATATCGATCTCATTGGCAGTCATCTGGAGGAATTCGAGCTTACGCATACGATCCGTTTCTTTCTGAACCGCTACTGTCACACCCTTGACAACAATAGTCTCGTCGCCCTTAAGAGTTGGCCCTGCATCGCTAAGCATGACCATCTCGTAAAGGCCCTCAATAAGAGGGGTGAGGATGTCATCATCCACATTGGCTGCTACGTTCTGCATGACCTTCGAAGCATTATCCATCAGCATTGCAAGCCCAGAAGCTGTACGACCCGCTCCCCCTGTAGCTCCACTTCCTGTCAAGTACTTGGGGAGAGCAGAAGCTTCATCTGCCATATTGGCAAATTCTTTATACACAGACATTAACTCTTGGACATTAGATTGAGGCTGGTAAAAGGTTATAGGGTCTTCTTTGGAGTTGCCCAACGGATCATCTATCACATGCCAGCGCTTCCAAGGATACATTGTGTTGCCATCCTCGGTATCAGCTAATCGATCAATGTTTATAACAACTTGCGGGCCGGAGCTAATAGAAAGATTATTAACGATACTGCGCATAGTCGAGTTACACACAGAAGTAATGTCCGCGAGTATGTCCGGTAGTCCATATCCCCAGAGGGAACCGGGGATTTTCTCGAAGCTCGAAACGTAGTACTTAGGCCGTTGTGTAAGCCCCGGAGCAATCTGGACCTTAATGGCATAGCGATCCACCACCCACGCATCGACAAAGTATTCCTTTTCCGGGTCATCAATTTCATCCTCTTCAAACCCGTGGTCCAACAGCATCTGGCCCTGAATGCAGCCATGCCACTCAAGCGCATCGATCAGCTGTCCCCGGGTAGACTCCCAATGGTCTCTGTCCTCAAGTACTTCTCTCTCTTGATCGAACCAATCCCGCCAAGAGCGGGTTTGCGTCTTGTCTTTGAAATCCTTAAGGAGAGCACGAATAGCATCTTCATCATACCCCGGAACACCAATTAAGTTATACAGTTCCTGCCTAGAATACCTAACGTGTTCAATGACATACGACTCATCCAGTGAGGATGCATCGGGAGTAAAATAAAGGTCCATCGGGCTGACCCTATCCCAGAACAACTTGGGGTTTGTCTCTTGGGTGGCTTGGCCGTCAACCCAACGGACTTTCGTCTGTAGTCTTACAACTGGGCCTTTTATACAAGCAATTGGGAAAATTGGGAGATCAATAAGGAATTCTTTGAGTGCTTGGTAAAATCCACCCTCAATCATTACATCATTGAGCTCACGACTTGATTGCTTTGCTTCTTCAATGGAAGTTCGTATAGCTGCTAACTGAGCCGCCTCCATGAGCTGCTCCATGCGATCACGCATCATATCTGGTGTTATTGAACTCCCCTGCTGCTTCATGGCCTGTACTTCTGACTGCACCAAACCAGCTACAGCCTCAGCAATATCTTCAGGCAACGTTGGTACTGGTGTGGGTATGAGCTCCCAAGGCGGGGCGGTTCCACTGAGATACAAGTCCCTGAGAACACTGGTAGCGCCTCTACATTTAGTAGGAGTAACGCGTGAGTACACTTCAGACCCACCAAATGCTTTGATGTCCCGTAATTTATTGGGGGAATACTCCCCGCGATAGGTGCGCTGGGCTTCGATGAGCCGCTGGGAAATACCGTTGACGTATCGGGCGTTGCGCGAATCATGAAATTCGCGGCGGATAATGGCAACAATCCCTTCATTCTCTAAGGATTGATCTACAGATTCAGTACCTACAGCTTTGGCTGCCTCATAATCAGAAAGCTGTTGCGGTGATACTACCTGTAAAACACCTGCCATAAGTTGTCCGTACTATGTTGCTACCACGGGCAATATCGTTTATAAACAAGCTCGTGTCAACAGTAATAGCAAGGGTTTGGCAACATGCGGTGGCATGGCTTCAAAGCGTATTACTACGAAAACATGCCGATGGACATTCTTGACGCCTTTGACGTTCCAGAAAAGGACGGTGTTAAGACAGGGGGCATGAGCGCAAAAATGTTCCTGAAGTTAGTTGCCAGCATTGAAAAGAAGGGATTAACAAACCCTATTATAGTTGAACATGGACGACGTCTAACGGTTGCTATGGGAAACAATAGAGTCTGGGCTATGAAACATCTTGGCCATACACATATACCAGTAGTCTTGTTTGCCCAAGATACTGATCGCCCTGACGGGGGAGAACTCATACCAACTAAATTTCTTGAAGACCGCATGAAGAAAATACATCCCGGTGACAACACTTGGATACACAGTCAAGTAGCACGAGCACTCCGTAGATCATGTAGACAAGAAGTTGAGGACGGAGCTACAACTTAAACTTTTCACTTGTATAGGATAAGAAAATGGCAACTTTTACTTTCATCGACGCATTCAAAGACTTTCATGGTGCTTGCGTGCCTGACCAAGACTTCACCAACGACGCATGGACAATGTACCTGTCCAATGAAACACCCATTGTCGCTACCGACAGCCCCAAAGCCGATATTTTAAATATCACCGAGGAAAACGGGTATACCGAAACGATACTAACCACTACATGGACGGAAACATCCGGTGGTTCCGGTATATTTCGGTTAGCCAACAACGCCGATGTGTCGTGGACAGCATCTGCTGGCAGTTTCGGACCTTTCCAGTATGTAGTGGTTTACAACGGCAGTACTACCACGCCGCTGGATTTATTGGTTGGCTTTTGGGATGTCGGTTCCGCCACCACCATTACCATCGGCAATACTTTCACGGTTGACCTTGACGCTAACTTCGAGATATTTACACTAGACGGATAACCAACGTGCAAGCAGAGGTCGCAGTGTTGTACGGAGACCTTGATATCGTGCGAGTCCCGTGGAGTGAAAAACAATCATTGCAGCGCGATGAGGTGCTTGCTATAGCTGTGATTCGCCCGGGTGTGGTTCGTCAGTGTTCAATCTTGCACGACTACTACCAGTTGATTTGGACCGGAACCGAATTTTGTTTGACCGGCCATGATGGGGATTACGGATTTTTTAGTGCTGATGGTGTTGATTGGCGGTTCCCGTTTTTAATGCCCGAAAACAGCATCGAGTTCGAGGGTGTGTATGTGAGTAAAGACGATTGGGAAAAGGCGTTATTGATTTACGCTGACTCTAGCGGCGGAATGTTCTAATGGCGTTTGTTAGCTTCGACAGCGCAGAATCAATTGCCATTGGCACTGATGGCTTTGCTGATGACGGTACGGGTGCTAACGAAGCAAATCTGGTAGACAACAACACCGGAACAACAGCGACGGCGGAAATTCGGGCAGGTATGAATTGCTACAAGGCAATCATTGACCTCGGTTTTCCAGTAGCAAATCTCGACAACTCCAACCTTTCTATCCGCATATTCGATGGCGTGATTATGACCGCCAGCGGTTTGTGCACCCTGCACCCGTACATCGACGGTAACAGTGTTCATGCGTCAGTAAGTCAAACCACTGCAATCACCGATAATGCTGCTTACGACGAATTTGCAATGAACTCGGCGTGGGTCGATGAACTTGTCGATGTAGGCACGAATCAAATTGCAGTCAGGTTTTTTGCAAGTGTCGCAGGGCGCGGTCGCTTCAACGAATTACAGATTGAGTTTTCTGAAGTTTCTGGAGGCGACGTCACGCTAACCGCTGATAGTGCACCATTAACACTGTCCAACGCCGCATCAGCATTCACAGTAACCCTAGCGGCACTGGGTGCTGCTCTAACTTTTGCTGGTGGTACTGCCGATTTCCCTATAATACAAGTATTAACCGCTGATGGCGCACCGCTTACACTCACCGGTGGCGATGCAACTTTTGCTATTGGAACAAGTGTTGTTGCCGATGG